TCTCATAGTTTTCTTGCGTTAGCAGCAGTGCATTATCTCGATGCGACCCGCCGCCAAATGCAGCACTTCCTCGCCGCAGTTGATCGTTGTTATCTGCCGCCACTGCAGCAGGCCATGCTCCTCGATACATTCGAGCCCGAGCTTCGGGGCTCCCTTAAAGGCGTCGTAAACCGCCTCCCTTATCACAGAAAATTCATCGTCCGAATTGTCGCCATCCTTTCCGGTCCTGAAATCATAAAAGCCCAGGACGTCATAGCTCAGCACCTGCCGGTCACGCCCTCCGCTGCCTTTCCACTGGGCCGCGAGGGCCGCCTGCTTGATCACCCATCCGTGACGCCCGCCGGCTTCGGTCTCGAACCACGCCGGCCACTCATTGAGCTTGTGGGTCAGAACGTTCCAGGCATAGACCCGTGCCGCCGGATAGATACCGGTTATCAGGTCTCTCATTGCCTCTCTGATCTCAGCGTCGGTTGCCATTTTCCTTTATCGTCGTCAGGTGAACATCGCCGCAGTACCGGCATTTATAGGCCTTCATGTCCGAACGCCGAAGTTCGTTCCGCGCATAACATTCTGCGTAGAATTTGGTCTGAAAGGCTCGTTTGGACGTGCAGCCCTGTTCTCTTCTCCATTCCTCTTTTTTCACACCCTTGTTGCTATGCCCGCGATCTCTGCATCAAGCAGATTTTCGAGCGTCGGCAGGCTTTCCGTCATCGTCTTTTCCCACAACGGCCGCGGTGCCATACCGCCCATGTGCGGTCCCATCATGTTCAGCACCGGCCCTTGCTGATCTTTCTTTCGCCGGCTTGCCCTGGTCGCTGGCGGCCTCGTTCCTTCTTCCAGATACAGCGCATACTCGACCGGCGTTCCGATCAAAGCTTCAAAGGTCGAAGGATAGATAATTACGATCGAACCGATGTAATTACCGCTATCGACCGCCGGCGATTCGCCTGGTGCCGATGCCTGATGCGTGCCGTACATCGTTCCGGTCTTTGCTTCGGCCATCGAGGCCCGCACTTCGCGGTTGATGTGCTCCGAACCCTTGACGACAAACCGCCCGATCGCAGCATCCAGCTTCTGCATCAGCTCCGGCGTCCTGTCAACAACTTTTACCTCGATCTCCGCCATTACTCAGCTCAGCCCTCTTACCTCACCCCTCTCACCTCTCAACTCACTACTCTCTGTTCGCTTTGACTTTCCAGACCAGCGAAACGCCCACTGGCTCCTCCGCCTTAGATATCCGCCACCTGGCGTCTCCGATCGTCAGGGCCGTCACCGATTTCCAAAATGCCTGAGCGTTCTCCCAGTCCGCGGGTACCGCTACCTCAAACTGCCATTGGCTTATATCGTTGCTCCGGGCACCGTCGCCCGTGGTCGGTGCTGTACGCTGGCCTCGCCAGCCTTCGGTGAACGTGGCCGCCAGCGTCTCGCCGTCCGCCGGCGTCATCTTCCAGGCTTTCAGCACCGCGTCCGGGCCAAACAGCCTGATCCGGTGGCGGTCGAGTGCCTTGACCCTCAATGTGTGCTCGATGCTCATTCCTGTCCGATCGAACCGGTCAACACGCTCGTTGACCCGGCGTATCGCTTCACCATCCGCTCGCAGTGTTCAAAGATCTGATTGGCCGACATCCGGTCGCCGTCCAGGTCGGTCGATTGCAGCTCGGCCGCGATCGCAGCCTTGCGTTTCCATCCTTCGCGTGCCGCGGCCCGCAGATGATAGGTCGGCACCCATTCTGGATCCGTCGGCAGGTTGCCCGCCGCGTCCGAGGTAGCAAAGCCGTCCAGGATCTCTTCGAGCACGTCGTTGGCCAGCGTCGGCTCCTTGTCGGCCGCCACCATCCTGCTGAATTTTGTGAATATATCGCTCATTACGCTCCTGCAAATGCCATATTCCCGCGTCTCATCGGCACTGGAGGCGGTGGTTCCGGAGGTGCCGGGTTAAACACGAAAGACTGATGTGCGATCAGCGAAGCACCGCCTGTAAATGTGGAATTCACCGATCCGGTGTCGACCGGCTTAGTCTGAACCACGTGCCAATTGTTGAAGACCTCGTCCCATCGTGAGGTGAAGCCGTTGCCGGTATCAGGGTTCGTGTCGGTATTTGCGTAGGCAGCTCCGACCAGCATCGAATCGTCATCGGTGGCCGAGATCGAGCCGCCCGTGTTTGAAGTGACCGAGTCGGTACCCGCGGTCGGAGTGTCGTTGTCGACGCCCGAAAATTCGTGGATCGAGACGGTCACGTCTCCGACCGATCCGCTTAGCGTCGCCGTCACCTGGAACGAAGACCCTCCAATCACGTCTGTGGCCAGGAACCACTGGCCGCAGCGGTCGCTTGATCGAACGAGCGAGGTCAGGGCATTATAGGTGTTGCCCTTGTTGTCGGTCACCGAACTTACCGTGACGCTTGCGTGCTCAAATCCAACCCAGACGGCAACGGCGTTGCCCTCTACGACCGATCCGCCGAAGGTCGGTGCGGCCGAGGATGACCCGGTCCGCTCATAAGCACTTTGTACAAAGTCAACTGCCATCTATCGCCGCTCGCTGAACATCCTGACCATTTCCCGCTTATGCCATTCCCGGCCGCCGATCCACCCGAGCAGCCCGCCTAACAGAACGCTGATGATCACTACCTCCATCTCTTCACATCCGGCGAGGTCCTGCAGCCCGCAAAGCCGGTTCCCACAACGGACGGCCTTGCCCCCCAAGCTCAGGACCCCGCCGAATCTTTCGCCTTACCTCCATTTTGAAAGATGCACCTCTATGTCGGTGACAACGTTGTTGTAGTGCTTAATAGCGAACATTCTCGCCTCCTCGCTGCGTGTCGCCCATGCCGGATCGATGTGAAACCCGTATGTGAAATCGAAATCGGCCGTGATTGGGTAATGCTCAAGCCCGTTTTCCTCCCGCCACTGCCGGTTGTAGTACAAAAAGGACGCCTCGCTGATCGCGTGCCTGTGCGTCGGGTCCTGCCAGCACCGCAGACTTGTGTAATAGGGTGCGATCACCGTCATCTGCCCGCCGACCTTGAGTATCCGGTGGCATTCGTTCATGAAGTTGATCAGCGAATCGACATGCTCGATGAAGTGCGAGACAAAGATACTGTCCGCCGACGCGTCCTCTGCAAATGTCCACCGCTCGGCGTTCAGGTCGAATGTGAGGTCGGCAAAATCTGCAATATCTACGCCGATGTGCCCCTCGCGTTTATTTCGCCCGCATCCGAGGTCGTAGTGGACCGGTGCCTGGTCTTGTCGTTCCATCCCTACCATACGATGTCCGTTGCCGCGTCGTAATGTCCGACCTTTACCCTGTTGTCCGACGCAAATCGGTAACCGAGCCTTCCGGCGTTCTCATAAAAATATAGATCCTGCGTCATCAGCTTTGCTCCAATGCCCGGAATGATCTCCTGACACGTTTTGAATATCGGCCTCGGAAGCCGCTCATTGCGAAAGATTTCCATTCGGAACAACGTGAAGCCCATCCCCAAACCGTTCGCCTCCTGCACCGCGTCGGCTATGGGAACCTGCGGCATGAAGTGCTTCGGCATCTGTTTCGGATCGCCGTAGATCATCGGCTGGCCGCCCTCTCCCTTCGTCCAATAAAGCCCGCCGACGGCGTCGTATTTGCGGCCGTCGACCTGCCCCTCGATCGATTCATAGAGCTTCATCAGCCCGTCTGCCGGCGGCAGGTTGTCCTCCTCGATCGTCAGCAGGTATTTGTACGTCGCAAGCTCCGGATTGCCGAATATCAGATCGAGTGCCTGGCAATACGCATCGCCAACCTCCATGCCGCGAATAAATATCGGGCCGACCACTTTCTGATTCATCGGCCTGATCAGTCCCATCCATGCCTGGACGACTCGGTCGGGTATCAGCCCGCGTGTCGGGCAAATGATCACGGTCGATAGATCGCGGTAGGTTCCGGCACACTCCAGCCGCTTTGCCGCGGCCGTGAGGTCGGCATTGTGAAGTCCTTCTGTGACGATCGCTGCCTGCATTTTTAGAACGTCTGGCTTGCCAGGTAGAATGACGGCTGACGCAGCACCAACGAGCTGGTTCCCCGCAGCTCGCTTATCTGTATCGAAGACGGCAGTGCGGTCGTCGAGGCCGAATAGACCCCCAGCCCTCTCGTCTGCTGTATCGACGCGTTCGAGCCTTCGCCGACTATTCCCGAAAAATTCGAGTTGAGTTGCGAGCAGAGCATTTGCGACATCGACGCATTCGCCCCGCCTGAGGTCGTCCTTGATATGATCCCGACGTAATACTGGCCTTCGGGCAGAGTGTTCGTCGACCCGATTGTAAATAGTCGCTGCCCGCCGTACTGAGAGTAGCTGCCCGCGGTCCCGCTTTGCGTCATCGCAAAGCTCCGCGACGTGCTCGACGCCAGGCTCAAGGTCGACCCTGTCCGAGTGTAAAGGCCGAACCACATTGAAACTGTCTGTGATCCGCTCAGATTGGTCGCATTCGAGATCACCAGCGGCAACGCGATCCGATCGAACTGAACATTTGGAGCCTGCATCGGCTGGACGTGCAGCGACGCCTGACCCTGCTGCCCGGCAACGAGCGGATATGCGTCCTGCGGATTGAAGTAGTTCCGGGTCGGGCTTGGAACGGGGAAGTCTGCCCCCGAATAAGCGATCACGTCCCAGCGGTCGTCAGCCGCGTCATACGAGGCCGCGATGTATTCGACCGCTCCGGCCGGCGTCTCATTGAGAGCGTCGGCACCGCCGAGATATCTGAAGCTGTGCGACGATCCGGTCGTCAGCGTCAGTGTGATTGGCGACCCAGAGGTGTTCTTCCAGCGGATCACTATCACCTGCCCCGAATATCCCTCGCCCGGTGCCCCAAGCGTCCGTGAGCTCGCAGTCGAGAGCACGAACCGGCTGCCCTTGTCGACCGGTATCGCAACGGTCGCAGCGTCGGTCAGGACTATCTCTGGCTCTGCCCTTCGGCTCAGGTCTTCCATCTATTTATGCGAGTACGGTGGCTCGAAACTGGTTGCTGGTCGGTGCCGCGGCAAATCGAAGCCTGACGGTGTTGACGTCGAGAGCCTCGATGTCGCAATTGACCTCGTCATACGGCGACGCAACCCGCCGCACCTGGCAGATGATGTCCCGGGTATTCAGGTTGTGGCTCAGGTCGTACTGCGTCGCAGACCCGTCGCCGAAGCTTGCCGAATACCGCTTCACCAGGCCCGTATAGTTCGCGAGCTTGAGCGGTGTGACGAACCGTGCATCGTCGGTCCCCGTGTTCGTCTCGCCCTGCGTCGCGATCTCCGCGATGCCCGCCGTCGATTCTGACGCGGCCGGTGCAGACGTACCGAACGACTGCCAAATCACATCATCAGCTCCGAGACTGAAGTTGAATTCAGTTTGGATGAATTGTGCCCCCGCGTTTGTCCCTTGCTCTACGGTCGCCACGGCTTTTGCCAGCTCGCCGGCAGTCGAAGCGTCCGCCGATCTGGTCATCGCCGAGGCCGCACCGTTCCAGACATAGATGCCGTTCTGCGAGGCCGTAGTCTGGTCTTTGACGAGCACGCGGTCGCCGCTGACCATCGATATTCCGTCGATCGTCGCACCCGGACTCGATAGGTTCAGGTTCGAAACGCTTGCAACGCGCACAGAATCTTTCCATGCAAGTCCCTCAACTAAAGAATCGACATACGCCTTCGTCGCTGCGTCCTGGGCCGAGGTCGGGTCAGGCAGGTTGATCGCCTTCGAGACCGAATTGAAATCAAGATCGATTAGTTGTTTTCGTGCCATCGGTTTTCTATATTGCCCTGACCGCTCCGGTCTGAGGCGAGGAGAAGTAAACTCTCAGTTGGTTGTTCGAAATATGCAGGACCTGTGCGTTAACGGCGTTCCCGCCGCTGTCCAAAACCTCAACTATCGGCTTTTCGCCAAAGTTGTGATTGACGACCCATTCGTCCGATGGCGACCCCTGAGTGTGAATATAGGCCTCGGCTGCACCCGCCGGCCCCTGCGGCCCGGCCGGCCCCTGAATGCCGACCGTCACGATCGAGACTTGCTGTGGCCGCGAGACTTCTACCTCGCGGACACTTCCATCGGGCGGATAGACCTCTATTCGGTACTGCCGCTTGATCACCTCTATCGACGCAACGCTCATACACGCTTCACCTTGCCCGCGTAAAACTCCTCTGGATTGTCCGCATCCGCCCCACCCTTGAATGTAAATGTCGCCCAATCAAAGGGCATCAGGATGTCGGTCATCTCTTCCTTCGGAACGGTCAGCGTGATCTTCCCGAGCGTCGATGGCGAGGCGATGACCACGTGCCCAGAGACGGTCGACCAGATTATCGTTCCTTCGTCGTGCGTGACCTCAAAAACGAATGACCAGCCGCTGATGTTCAGCGGTGCCTCGGCCTCGTCCTTGAGAACTATCTCGGTCACGAGGTCGCGAAAGGTCTGCAGCCCGATCGTCCATTTGCCCAGCATTGTTTATTCAGCGGATGCGGCCTTTTCAGCCTCTTCGATCACGGCCAGTATGTCGGCCTTGCCGAGCTTGGGGTTCACCTCGATGCCTTTGTCTGCCGCGTACGCCAGCAGATCCTTTTTCGTAAGGCTGCCCAGTTCCGCGGCCCCGGCCTCCGCCAGTTCGCCCTCGCCGTCCAGCCTTACGAACGAACCGTCGCGGCTCATGTTCTCAAACGCCGCCGAGCCTTCCGTGCAGGCAAATCTTGTCCCGTCGCCGCGTTGAAACCAGATCTCTTGTGCCATCGTCTTCTCCTGTTAAAAAAAGGGGCGACTCCTATCCTTCCACGAATAGCCTGCCGCCCCGAGTTTCGGTTGGGTAATGTCGCTGCTTACGCCTTCGGCAGGCGATAGCACCTGACGGTCGCCGCCACCGCCGTACCGGCGAACGAGACGTGGATCTCGCCCGCGTCCGCTCCGCCCTGGATGAACTGCGATGATTCGAACGGGCCGAAGATCCCGACCGCGTTCTGTGCCAGTGCCGAGCCGACGAGTGCCTTTGATTGCAATGCCGGCGGGTTGTCGCCCGCACCGATCGTTACCGTCAGTGCGTTTGCGTTCGTGTTTGTGACCTCGAGTATCAGCCGGTCGACCTTGCCGCCGGCGTTGATCGGGACCATGCCCGCCGTATCGATGGCGTCACCGGCCGGCCGTGCCGTCTGGCCGTTTTTCGTGAGCTCCGTGATCGTGATTGCTGCTGGGTTTGCCATAACTTTTTCTGTGTGGGAGCGGCTTTCACCGCCCCCCGTGGGCTTTCGCCCTCATTTGGCCATCGGCCTCAAATGTCGTTTCCGGACGTTGTTGACCGTCCACTATCCACTGTCCGCTATCCGCTACGCCGAGTTGTTCACCGTGCCGACCGCCCACGCCTGCGGACGCACCAGACGGCCGCCGTAAACGTGCAGGCCCTTGGCTCCGTTGGCGAACTGCTTCTCCACGCGATAGCTTTCGACCTTGACGATCTGCTCGGCAAAGCTGAAGCCCATCGGGTGCAGGGCGATCACCTTGTACTTTGTCGACGAAGTGTTCGGGACGTTGTTCGATTTCAGCACCCTGAAACCGGCAGCCTCGCCGACCATTCCGTTTCGCAGCGTCGCCTCCTGTCCGGCACCGCCGTATTTGACGAACCGGTCATCCTGCAAAAGTGCTCCGTGGAAGAAAGGCGGGACGATCACGCTGCGGCCGTCGCTCGGTACGTTTCGCTCGTCGAGCTTTGTGCCCAGGTCAACGAGCAGCTTATAGGCCACGTTCGCCGCCAGGGCGTTCAGCGGTGTCGTGTCGTCGCCTACGCCGGTGTCGGCCGGTGCGTGGACGTAATGCCCCGCGATGAACGAGTCTGCCGCGTCCTTCAGCTTGTACGCCGCACTCTGCATTGCCGCGTCCATCGTGTTCACCGCCTGCTGGGCGTTGTCGACGTCGTCGTACGTGAAGTTGAAGAACTTCGCCTGGTCGATCAGCAGCATCTGATCGGCATCGTCGAGGACCTGCACGGCCATGTCCGTGTTCCTCGTATAGTTGCCGACGTTGACGTCGCCGACCGTCGCTATCTTGACCGAGTCTCCCCGGTCCCTGATCTCGCCTTCGTAGTCGCGATTGACCACGCCGGTCTGGCCGTAAACGTGGACCTTCTCAAGCTGCTGCAGCAGTCTTGCCGCCCAAACTGTTGGAATGAAATTGAGTGCCATATTGGTTTATT